TCCAAACCGGCAGCGAAAAAGTAAATTCACACAATTACAAACCATAAAATAAAGGGAAAATTACTATGGCACTCAACAATGATTTACTCAATGCCAACCCGACGCTCGCCACATTGACCGACGAGCAGAAGGCGGCTATCGTCACACTCTCGCAAAATGACGAGGACACCGTTATCGCCAACAAGACAGGCGAGATTTACGGCGGCCTCGACAACGACATTCTCACCGCCAGCGGCATCGCCAAAGACGGCACTGAGAAAACGTACCTCTACGCCAAGCGCGTCATCGGCAGTCTCAAGGAGAAAGCCGACAGCGCGGCACAGCTCCAGTCAACCATCGCCGACAAAGACAAGGAGATAACACGATTGAACAAGGTCATCGCAGAAGGCGGTGCCGACGGCGAGACGGCCAAGCAGCTCAAGCAAGCCAAGGCCGACCTCACCAAAGTCACCGGCGACTACAACGACCTCAAAAACCGCTTCCAGGAGCAGGAGAGCAAACACGCTCAGGAACTCCTCGGCGTCCATGTCGATTCGGAACTAAAAGCCGTAACGGCAGGTCTCAAGTTCAAGGCGGGCCTCACCGAAAACGTCATCAAGGTTCTCACCGACCAGGCGGCGGCAGCCGTCAAAGGCATGAAGCCCGAATACATCGACGACGGCAAGGGCGGCAAGATTCTCACCTTCTTGGATGAGAACGGAGCGCCGAAGCGCAACAAGGAAAACAACCTCAACTTCTACACCGTGGGCGAGATGTTCACACAGCAGCTCGAAGCCCTCGGCGTGCTTGAGAAGGGACGCAAGCAAACAGGCGGCGGCACCGGCCCTACCGACCCCAAACCAAATGACAACGGCGTGACTGTTGAAGGCGCGAGGACACAGGTCGAGGCATCAGAAGCCATCAAGACTATGCTGATGCAAAAAGGCGTAGTGTACGGCACAAAGGAGTATTTCGATGCTTTCGACAAAGCGTGGAAGGAAAACAACATCGGCAAGCTGCCGATACAATAACAAGATTAGCAAACGCGCGGTCAAGGGTAAACCCGCCATTCATTAACACATTAAAACACACAAAAAATGAGTTTAGTACAAACCAGATTACAGAATTGGCGTGTTGAAGACCCGAAATTCGATCGCAATATGACACGCCCAGAGGAGTACGGCGCATTGGACTTCTTCATCACTCAGTCCGAATCACCGAACTCCATCATCACACCTGAATTGAGAGACCGTGCCTTCCGTTCAATCGGCAACACCGTCCAGATTCCGGTGATTAACTACGACGGTGACGTCACAGTCAAGACAGCCCGCAGCTGTTCAATCAGCGACGACGAGAACACATCAGCTCTCTACACCGTTGTCTTCTCAACCTATCAGGTCGAGTTCACAATGGTGCCGGCTCTCTATCTGAACAACGAAATCAGCTACATGCACGATTTCAGCCGCAAAATGGAGAAGGTGAGCCGCGCCTTGGCATCGGCATTCGACACCGACGCTGTGGCAGCTCTCGAGGCACAGAAGACAAAAGTCTTCACCGACCCGTTGAACTACACCATCACCAGCAACGTGATGGAAATCCCGACACAGATGGCAACAGAGGTCATCGGTGACATCAACCCTATCATGCGAGCCAACGCCTACCCAGGCCAGATTCACATCATCGGCAACGCCGGCATTGATTCTCTCATGAGAAAACTCGCCCAGCACGGCCTCTACAACGACGTGAACAAGCAGTTGGAGTACGACGGCAAGGTGTTCCACTTCACCAACCGCGTCGAGAACGAGGAAGGCATGAACGGCACATTCTTCGCAGTCGAAGACGGCAACGTCGCTATCCTGACACGCGTTGACCGCGAGGCATTGCTAAACACCAAGACCAATGTCAACGACAACGAATGGGGCGTAACTCGTATCCCTTACATCAACACTGAGGTCGGCTACCACTTCTACAAGTCAGTCGGCGATGTGTCAAGCATCGCAGGCGACGCCTCAGCCGACATGGTGTGCAACGTGAAGGAACACTACGCTTTCTCATTGGATGTCGCTTTCATCGTGGCTTACAACAGCGCACCGTCAACAGTGGCCAACCCAATCATCAAAGCTGAAATCGCAGCTCGCGCAACAGACACACCACTCGGCATGCCAGTGTACGTCACCAACGCCGCTGAATTCCAGCCAGAGGTTGAGTCAGCCGGTGGAACAGATTAAATCTGATTCTATTCCGATATAGTGTCACCAGCGGGGGTGTGGGGCTCGCCTCACGCCCCTTTTAAATACAAACAGAAAGAATGGTAAGAATAAACGACATACAGAGAGAACTCGGCAAGGTGGTGGGCTGGCGTCAGGCCTTCGACCCGACACAATACGTCGACAGCGCGCTCACACGCTCCGAAAGCGGCCTGTACTTCCAGGACGCGCACCCGCTCATGACCATCGAGAACATGGCGGCCATCATGCCAGACAACTACGGCATGCAATACCCTGCCTGGGACGCGACAAAGAACTACGTCACCGGCGCGAAGGTGTCGCACGGCGGCTGGGTGTGGAAGGCCAAACAGGACAACACCAACCAGCAGCCGCAGTCAAGCGACTTCAACGGCGACTTCTCTGCCGACTACGGCAACGCCTACTGGGTGGCGTGGAACCCGCTGACCGACTTCTTGCAGACCATGACCGAGGCGGGCATCGCCCAGGCGGTGCAGACCTTCATTCAGATGAAGCAGCTCAAGAGCGAGACACGCGACCTCTTGGAGCGTCGCACTTTCTTCGACGGAGCGGGCCGCTTGAAATCGACCATCCTCGGCACAGGCAAGCTCGTGGGCTTCGAGATCGTGCCGGTGCGCTCCATGGGCGTCACCATGAAGATTGAGAAGGTAGGCCTTCAGATGTACGGCGCCACAGGCTTCGTGAAACTTTATCTCTTCCATTCGTCACAGCCGACGCCGATACAGACTAAGACCGTCTATATCGACAACGCCAACGGCTCATTCCACTGGTTCGAGGTCAACTGGTATCTGCCATATATCAGCAGCGGCAACAATAGCGGCGGCAGCTGGTATCTCGTGTATAACCAGAACGACCTCCCTGTTGGCATGGAGGCTATCAACATGTCGAAAGACTGGAGCCGTGAGCCGTGCGGCACTTGCAACATGGGAAGCATCGAGACATGGCGCGAGCTGACAAAGTACATGCAGGTGTCGCCGTGCGCCCACACCACGCCGCAAGGCTTCACCGCCAACCCGACGCTGTGGGATATCGCCGAGACCATTTATACCAACACACAGAACTACGGACTGAACTGCGAGGTGTCGGTAGGCTGCGACCTCACCGACTTCATCATCTCGCAGCGTCAGATATTCCAGACCGTCATCCAGCGTCAGGTGGCCTACAACGCATTGCGCACCCTTGCGATGAACCCTAACGTCAGAGTGAACCGCAACCAGAGCAACGCCACGCGCACCGACATCCTCTATGAGTTGGATGGCAACACGGCGGGACGTCGCGGCGGCCTCGGCTTCGAACTGGAGAAGGCATACGAAGCCCTCTCACTCGACACCCAGGGCCTTGACCGCATCTGTCTGACATGCAACAACCACGGTGTAAAGTATAGAACGGCATTCTAAGAGATTAAAACAATGGCAGGGTTAAACAGTATAGTGCAACTGAGAGAACGCGTCACAGGCTTTAAAAACGGCCTTGTGGGCGGTCTCTATTTGAGCCGCATCGTGAAGGACAACGAGTCGTTCATCTGCGACATGAACGCCGAGCAGCAACTCTTCGAGCAAGGCGTGAACCGCCTCGGAGTGAAAATATCGGACTATGCACCATACTCACCCTACACCATTGAGATAAAGAAGATGAAAGGACAGCCGACCGACCGCGTGACACTGCGCGACACGGGCGACTTCCACGAGTCATTCTACATCACGGTCGGCAACGACCGCTTCGAAATAAAGGCCTCCGACTGGAAGACCGAAAAACTCATGAAGAAATACGGCAGAGGCATCCTGGGACTGACCCAGGAGAACCTCGCCGAACTCATTTGGCAATACATCTACCCCGAACTATTGAAGACCGCAAAGGAGACAATATATGGCTAATAAAGGCACAGCACACAACGGCAACAACCTCGTGACAGGACAGAACCCCGAACTGCTCGACAAGGTGTTCAAGGACATGAACAACGCACTGGTCGGCACGCTCGGATGGCTCGACAACGCCTTCGGACGCGCCGAGCGGCTGGTGAAGTACGACGACCACAACCGCCGCATCTACACGCCTTGCTGGTACTACCACGATAACGACTACACCGAGCTCACACCTACCGATCAGCTCGGCAACTTCTCGTTTTTCTGGGTTGACGACCCGCAGGACGTCGATTGGGAACACCATCTGCAAGTGAGCATCAAGGCGCGCTTCGCTTGGATTGTGTGGCTCGACTTCCGCCGCGTGTACAACGCCATGAACCGCAACCGCGAGCAGGCCAAGGCCGACATCCTCGACGCCTTCAACGGCATGACACTCACACAAGGCTCATTCGCAATCAACCGCATCATCGAGCTTGCGGAAAACATATACGCCGGCTTCTCGCTCAACGAGACCGACAACCAGTTCCTTATGTCGCCTTACGGCGGTTTCCGTCTGGAAGGCGAATTGATAATTCACGAAAACTGCAATACACAAACGAAATGACAAAGGTTCTCATCGCATCGCTCCTGACAGGTTCACTCGCCGCGTGGCTCCTCATACTGGCGAAAAAATGGCGTATCCTCGACTGGCTACAAAGACACAGCCCCAATGACTTCTTTCACGAGTTATTCACTTGCGACTTCTGCCTCTCGTGGTGGTGCAGCGTGATAATCGTGTGCGTGGCCGCCGCCGTCACAGGCGACGCGCTGCTGCTCGTCGTTCCGTTTTTCTCGACAATGATTTCAAGGAGGCTGCTATGAAGATTATCGACCTTGACGGACACATAGTAGAGATTTACGACTCAATCGACGAGCTGCCGATTGTGCGCTTCCACGCCTTTAACAAGATGTTGCTCATCGACGCCGGCATAGGCTCCGACCTTGCCGATTTCGACAGCCACATCGAGCGTGTGACACGCTTCCTTATGGCAAAGGACAACGACAACGCCATCAAGGAACTTGCCAACATGCGCCAGAACGTCTACATGATTCAGCAGGGCGTGTCGCCCAAGCACATGGCCTTTGCCGCACTGGTGAAGTCGATTGACGGCGAGCCGTGCCCTTATGCCTCGGTCAATGACCTCGAGACCACGAGGCACAAGCTCGACGCTTGCACAAAGAAAAAGGTGGCCGCTGAGACGGAGGCCACCAAAAAAAAAATCGAGGAGGAGTTTCGCGTCTATTTTCCGGCCCTTTCGGACGACGCCGAAGTAAAGGAATACTATGACACCTTGCGCAAAAGAACGCTGCTGTTGCTCGACATCATCGAGAACGGCGAGACCGAGGAGAAACGACAGGAGGTGGAGGAGCTGACAACCAGGCTCGTCACCAGCGACAAGCCGAGGTCGTTTGAAGGCAAGAACAGCGCGGAGGTGGCACACGACAAGAGCTTCGAGGACATGTGCCTGGTGATAGCCAAAGAGCTCCACGCCGACGCCAAGAAGATGACAGTGTTGGAATATTACAACGCTTTTGAATTTGTTAAAACGATGCAAAAACAACAGAAAAAACAAAAGTAAATGGACAATAACAACCCGATAAAATACTCCGACCTCATCAAGCCCGACAGCTCGATTGACGACCTTATCAAGAAGCTCGACGAACTGTCCGACTCATACATGAACGTGTACGAGAATATCAAAAAAAACGCCCTCGCCGTCAAAGGCACTTTGGAAGGCGTGTCGGGTGCCACCGAGGCAGGCCGTCAGACCATACGCAAGGCAGCCGCCGACACCGACGAGCTCACCAAGGCGTTACAGGCGCGTAACAAAGCCGAGGCTGAGGCCAACGTGGAACTCCAGCGCATCAAGACCGCCATACGCGAGGCTAACAACATTGCCAAGCTCCGCGCACGTCTCATCGACAGCGAGGAGGGTTCATACGACCGTCTTTCGGCTCAATACTCATTGAACAAGATTGCAC